ATCGGCTCAAAACTGATAGCCTCCCGGTGATATAAAGAGAGAAGCCTTGTTTCTGTCACTCTCCACAGCGAGGGTAAATTGCTCATCGTAATCAGCTTTAAGCATCTGCGCCCTAGCCGCAGCTTCTGGGTACTTCATGCTAATCTGATAGGCAAGGCCGGAGACTAGGCAGGGTAAAAATCTGACGGGGACATCCATGTTCATTGATGCGGGAGTGCCGGTATCTTCTATCCTCTGCATGTAGTAGTACACAAAGGTGTATGTCTCTTTGTCGTCTGGAGCAGGCCAAAGATGAACGATAATTCCGTCTGGATTTTTTTCAACGTAATACTGAAGAGGCTTGCTTTGAGTCAACTTGTTAGAAAGTTGTGAGTAATCACTAACAGAGATTCTGGTCATTGACTGATCAAATTGACTTGTGACGCTCCCAGAGTCTGTCCTGATAGATGCCTCTACAATGTCCAAAACATCAGCGCCCAGAGGATAAGCATTTGTCCCCGCAGTCAAGGCTTGGGTTGTATTTCTAACTGTCCAAAGAACAAGACCACGGTTTTGCCACTCAAGCATCAACAAGTTTAAGCTTCTTCTTGCCGTCTTGTAGTCGTAGCCGCTCCTGAGTTCTTTGCCCGCTCTTTCAAAAGCCTCTTCCATTACGTCAGCAAGGTCAAGATCAAACGTGTATGTGCCGCTCGTTGCCATCTACTTTTCCTATTTCCTTTTGGATTTAGCCCCAGAACATTTCCATCTCTTGCGGGACAAATTATTAGGGGTATTAGGATTGTTTTGTTTTTTCTTCGGCAGTCTTTTCTTGATCCCTAGTGAGCGGGCGCAATAACTATCTCCCTTGCTAGTCCCCGGCTTAACTCTAGCCCCGCCGCCTTTAGCTTTGCCAGACTGACCGTAGCTAACCTTTTTACCGGAAGATGTTACTTTAACTTTAGCTTTGCCCTTTGAGGGCTTCCTGCTAACCATTAACCATAACTCTTCGATACCTGCATAACGATGTTATACACATCGCCGCTAGAATGGGCCACAGTAGTAAGCTGTACGTCACCCGTCTTACCGGAACCCGCGTTATTGGGAATGCCGGTAAAGTCAGTAAAGTCTATTGTGTCTGACCAGTCAGCGTTAAGCTGCCAAGCAAGAACATCAGTCGTCGCATCAAAAAAGATTTTTACGCCCATGCCAATAGTGGAGTAATAAATCTTTTGAATTGTTACGCCAGAGCAAGCAGCACCAGACATTGGGTCGCTAGATAAGCCCGAAACATCTATCTTGGTTACTGCGCTTTCACCTGAGCCATCACTGACGTTGGTAAAGCGAAATATAGCGGTCTTGCCGCCATCTTGTATTGTTTGTGTGGCTACTGCATCAGCCATTTGTCACCTCGCTCCCATAGGGTTATATGCAACAGAACAGCGGCTGCGAGAATACCCGCAACCAACCATTCAATTTGCAGTTTAAGCAATCGTTATGACGCTACATCGTAGCCTAATATTGTGATAACCAACCTGCCAGCAGAGTAATCAGCGTTAGTTGTTGCTCCAGCTACTAGGTAGAGGTATTGATTGGCAGCAATTGTTCCGCCTACAGTCCTTGTCCCTACAGCAGCATCGCCGCCATTAATAATCACAGTTTCATCCAAGCCGGTAATAGGGTCATTTTCTACACCCGTTGCTTCAGTCGCTGAATAGAGATCAATGTCAGGATCGCCGCCAGCAGGAGTCTCGTAACACTCCATAGTTACACCAAAGACAACTCCGCTATCGGCTGTAGTGACACGGCCTATATAGGCTACTCCGGTGTCAGCGTCACCAATAATGTCGCCAGCAGCGGTAGAAGCAAGACCAGTAAGATCTAGCATGATTGTCGTTTTAACAATGTTTACATCAGTAGTGGTGTCGCTTTTAAAGCGTTCTACTTGAGTAATATAGAGTTCGGCAGTGCCTTCTATACCAGCAGAGCCAAGGGCTTCAGTAGCCATTTTGTTACCACTGATAATAGTAATCGCACCAGTAGTTGCATTTTTAGATACGGTTTCAAAACCGTTTTCGGAACGGACGGGGCCGTTAAAAGTAGAATTCGCCATTGTGTTCTCCTGTCGTGGCTAGTGTCTGAGGTTTCATGTGAAACATTCAGTCAGGATAAAAACAAAAGGGGGGGCAAAGCCCCCCCGAGTGTTTAGCTTGAACCGGGAGATCCGTAGATTCCCAGAGGATCGGATACGCCGAAGCTGTAACGCTCTCGCGCTTTGTAGCGCACGTTACCCGTATCAAAGTCACCGTCCATTGAAGTTTCCAGCGAAGTACGCTCGAAGTGCTTCAATCCGTTAGGTATATCAGTGATGATATAGAAGGCGTTTGTATCAGTCAGATAGTGATTAACCGCATATCCTTCAGGGATTACTCCCATGTTGCGGATAGCGTTGATATCGTTATCTGAAGTTGACACTCGCTGTGCTGTTTCAAGCAGTCGATCTGCTGTAAACATCAAAGCGGGTGGCACGATCAAACGTCTTGGCCTAGCAGCGATCAGCAAACCTCTTTCATCGGTGAAGGCAGCAATATCAATAATTGCGTTCTCCAAAGATGTTTCGTTGAGGTCAGCCGCCGTTGAAGGACGGTTGTCGTTTGTACCACCTGAAACGAGAGGGTGGCCGTCACCGCCGGTTACACCGTCACCACTTGCTGTAAACAAGTTAACACCATCACCTGATTGGTAGGAGTTGGTGAAACCGTTGTTCAGCGGGTTGACAGATTTAACCTGCTTGGTGTAAGCCATTGCCCGTGCCAGAGCCTTTGTATATCGCGCAGAAAGCGAGTCATACAAATTATCTTCTAAGGCTTCTTCCGTTATTGCGAAGCCCATAGCAATCGTTTCATGGTTGTATCGTGCCGTAAAGGACTCTTGCGCTGAATCATAAGAGATTGCAGAACCTTCATTCTTTACAGGAGCGGCAGCAAAGCCACTAAGCTTTACTTCCTCTTCAAAAGAACGATCAGAGCTTTCGGTCTCATAAATGAGATCGTGCTCATCCTCGTACTTTTCGTACTCCAAACCAAACAAGGCGTTAAGCCCCGGCAGTAGTTCTTTTAACGTTTGTGCTCGTGAAATAGCCATTGATTATACTCCGAGCTTGGTTTCATACGCATGACTTAAAGGCAGATAGGTCACAAGACAGTCAGTGTAAGCATCGCCTACCGTACTGCTTGGGCCTTCTACAAATTCAAGGACACGAAGTGGAAGTGAGTTTGTCGTAGCAATAGAACCACCGTCTAAGGCGTTCTTGCTACGTCCGATTGCAGTTGATCCTGCTGTGTTAACTGCTGAGATATTGTTGCCAAGACCCGTTTGGGCAATAGCTTCATCACCTTGCATTTTTAACACTATCTTAGGATCGTCAACAACATACGCCATAATATCCGAAGCCGTTGTAGAGGCAGGATATTGCTGGTTGAATGTTAATTGACTTGTAGATGGGTCAGTGTAGGAACATCCCACAAAGATACCAACTGTACCAGCAACAACAGCAGTTGTTACTGCGGCTTTTTCAACCGTGCCAGCCGCAACTAGCTTGACGAAATCGCCGTAGAAAATAGCAGTGCCGTAAGCACTAGCAACTTTCATGTGTCTTACTTTTCCGGAGTACGAACCACTAGCACTTAACGTGTTAACAGGTTCCGCCCCATTTGGGGTAGCAGAAGTAGCCATATATATGACCTCCTATGTTAAGAAACCACCCCACCCAAGGGTTAGTTTCTACCGAACGTTGTCCTCGTGCTTCTCTCAGGATCTAAGAGCGGCATGCGAGGGTCATTTTCTCTAAGATAGTTGTTGTCAACAGACTCCATCTGGTTGTCGGCTACCTGCTGGAAGTGCTTAGATCTTGCCCGCATCTTCCCTGCTGGTGCTTTGCATAAAAGCAAACCGCCAACTTCAACGTTGCCCTTGAAGTTAGAACCCATATCAGACTCCAGCATGAGTTCAGGATGGTCTTCAGCCTTTACAGGCTCCCAACCTTCCCGAAACATTCTGGACGTATGTGTCCCATCTGATTGGCCTAGAATACTTGTCCTGACCCAACGAAAGACCCAGCCATCTTGCGGGGTCGGATCGGGTATTACAGAAGCAGGACTCCAAGAATCACTTGGCCTGACATCACTATCTCTTTCTTGTACATCTCTAGGGGTGCGCTCTTTATTCATTGGTAATCTCCCAATTAAACATATTTGGCATATTGCTCGTCTGTTAACCCCAACCTCTTAGCGAGAGAGCGTTGAGATGGCGAAAGCTTCACTGTGCGAGGTTTGGCCCCATTATTTCTAGTTGTGGGGGCCACCACCATCGAAGGTTGACTAGCAGTCGAAGCTCGCTCTTGTTGGGAATTCCCAACCTGCCAATCATAATCTGGAAACGCTTTTCTAACCGTTTCATCAATCTGTCTGAAATATTCAGAAGAATTAGGCTTTACACCCTGATTCACTAACTCTGCATGCTTACCATAAGCAAGCGAGGTCATCGCCTCATGACCTGATGCCATGAACCAAGGGTTTCCCGCCGCCCACTCCTGAGTCTCAGGGTCGGGTTGTTGTGGTTGTTGTGGTTGTTGTCGGGGCTGTTGGATCTGCTGCTGTTTCTGCCGCTCTGCCGCCCAAGCCTGATCGTATTGTTGTTGCTGCGCCTGTTGATTTGCAGCACTCTGGGCATAACGATCAGCTTCAGTTAGCTCCGTTGCTGCCTTGTTTAAGGCTTGCTGGGCTTCAACCACATTATCTGTGTCGCCTTCCTCGTAAGCTTGCCGGTACTTCTGTTTTGCCTGCTCAACCGCCAATTCGCTGCGTTCTTTAATCTGACCGATTAAAGCCTGCTCACCTCGACCTATCAGGGATTCATACTCCCTGTTCTTTTCTGCGATTTGCTGGGCGACACGATAAGCTTCGTCCCGCTCCGCGAAGGCAGAGTCTCTTTTACGCCTCTCTTCATGAGAATCGTATTTAAGCTTGTTAATTCTTTTCTGGACTCTTTTGCTGTACCCAGTCAGTTCGTCGTCAGTCAGTTCTCCGTCTTCTGCCTCTGATACAGCCTCAACAGCTTCATCCGCAGCTTCTTCAACAAGTTCTTCCTGCTGACCGTTTATCTTGGTGCGTACACCAAAGAACCTATCCTCCTCGGACATTCTCTCTACATCTACCTTTTGCTCACTCATGCTTTAACAATCCCCCTCGGATCTTCAATAACAGCTTCAACGCTGTCATCATTGATCAACCTGAACTCTTTTCCGTGAACTTTAAACCTTGTGCCGCTGTAAGAGCGCATCAAGATCCAATCTCCTTTAGAGCAGAAAGGCCCAGATGGAAATCTTCTCTCATCGTTATAGCAGTCTGGCCCCAGTTTGAGGACAAACCCAACGATAGATCCGATCTCTTCTTCGTAGAGAGTCGTGTTAGATTTGAGGATGCCACCATCGAATTCCTTTTCAGGGTCTGGTAGCGCGATCAGAATTTTATAGCCTTTCGGCTCAGGCAACTGATTTGCCTTGCGAGACTCTATTGTCTCGATTTCTTTTGCTAATGCTTCCATTAGGCCTTCCTTTGCACTGGAAAAGGCGTCCAGAGTCGCTTTCATTGCCTATGCGGCGTTATGATTCTTCATATTTAGCTTGAAGGTCGAGTATTTCTCGCTCCGTTATTGCTAACCCTTCAATAATACCACAACATTTTGAATACTCTTCAAAGTTTTTGCAACCCCCGCCGCTAATATGGTCGGCATGTTCGTTCATCTGAACCCTGATGATTTTCCGAATATGCTCAAATAGGTTGTTCTCAGAGAAGCTACTCACTCATAATATCCTTCATGATCTGGACGCCCAGCTTCGCGCCCTCTACTTGTTCCTTTGAGGCGATGCGTTTGCTTTCCAGTTGCCCTTGATCGTTGTCTTCAGAGATCCTGACCGCCAATTTAGCTTGCTCAAGCTGCATTTCCTGATTAAGTTTCTCTTGGTCGAAGCTTGCCTTCGCCAGCGCCTTCTGGGCATCAAGCTGCATCCTCGCTTGATCCATCATCATCTTGCCCTGTGCCTCCATCTCTTTAAGCTGCAACTCGCGTTGCTGCATCTGCACCACAGGGTC